CAATTCCATCATGCGTTATCATTCCAGTAGCGTAAATTTCCTCACAGTTGGCTTTCGTCAATTGTCAATTCGTAGTTCAGTACCATTTCTGGTCCTGAAACTCTCTCCAGTAGCGGTATTTTGTTACTGGTTTATCAAAAGATATTTGTCACATAATGCCAGTCCTATAGGGCATATGTGGGTATCAAAGATCATAGCTTTTCTAGCTAAGAGAACCCCACAATTTAAATTATATAGTCAAACAGTTAGAAAATCATTTTTGACTTCTGTAGATATAACTTATCCTGACTTACCAAAATCAAACAACCACAGTCATCCTGTGGCATGTGTAGCTCGAAATGTATCAGTCCTTCAAATGGTGCATATTAGTAGAGAAATCGGCTTGAAACCTTATCTGGTTCAAATGTCTAATGCAGACAAGAAAACAGATTATGATGGATGCCGATCATATCATTGGTCTAAAGATTTAACAGTCCCCCCTTCGGATTTTTCACCACCAGAAGGAGCAGCTGTTTTACTCGTAGATACGGATATGTACATTAACATGCCTAATGTCATGGCCATGTATCCTAGGGTTTATATGATTTCAACCTTCCAGCCAACTCGCGTGGCTGATAAGGGAGATAATTATGATTTCACTTTTGACAAAGATAACTTTGTCAAATATGCCGTTTCTGGCGGAGCATCATATTATCACCAAGTTTGGAATTATTCAAGTGACGATTTATTGGTCACTACCCCCGGAGATTGTTTAGGTCTAGGTTTGTGGTGGAGAACAGTTGTTTACTCTGTTGAGAGAAAACAATATGATCCTCACCATCAGATAATTTTATTGGTACCAATTAAAGTTGTCCACTCTCCTATATGTTCCATCACTAGATGGCTTAAAGGTAATGACTTGACGCGATTGAAACTAAATGTCCATAGAGACGGTTTAGATTTCCTGAGATTAGATGTCATAACCCAAACAGGGAGAATGAGATCAACAGGTATAGCCAATTCATATCAAAGTGCCACAATTAAAGCAGAAGAAGATGATACTTTAGCTTCCCAGTCAAGAGTTGGGACTACCTCCATGACTCCTCATCAGGTCATGACTACCTTGAATAACCATGACCAAGGTACATGTTCAATATTAACTGAATACCATCGTCGTAAGATACCATACAGTGCAGATTGTGTGACTCCTATGGCTAATTCAATTAACCGTTATCAATTTTATCCAAATGAGTATGATCCCAATGCACCCCACATGTTGGTACCATTTATGGGTTGTTTAGTCCCAGGACTTTACACCCCAGACTCAACTATTGGTAACGAATCAAGAGCAGTAGAAGGTAGAGTGTTGGAGATAAAGAATCAAATCTTACCACTAACTAATGAGATTTCAAGGTATATAAATGAATTTGCGGAATTATTAGTCCCATTCCCAGGAACCTTACATCCCGTTGATTTAGATGCAGTGTATTTAAAACAGAATAGACCTACACAAAAAGCTATTTTGAGAAGTGCAGCAGACGATGCTAATTTGATGTCTGAAGACCGTCCTATAGAGAGCTTTTTAAAAGCCGAGCCCTATGACGGTCCTAAGGATCCACGCATCATATCAACAATTCCTGGGAAAACTAAATTAAGTTATAGTGCCTATACATACCCATTTGCGGATTTACTAAGATTACAACCTTGGTACGCTTTTGGAAAAACTCCTATACAAATAGCTACTAGAGTAGCCCAAATAGCATCCAAAGCTAGCGTCATACATAACACTGATTATGCTAGATTTGATGGGCGAGTTTCTAATATTTGTAGATCATTGGAACGTATAGTTATGTTGCGAGCATTTAACTCAGTTTATCATGAGGATTTGGCAGAACTAATGTTGTCACAGTACGGTCAACGTGCTGTGAGTAAACACGGAGTGAAATATTACACAGATTTCACACGTGCATCAGGTTCTGCTGAGACCGCAGACTTTAATTCAGAAGATAATGCTTTCGTAGCTTATATGACACTAAGAAGGACAAAAGTTAGTGGGGAGTTTTTAACTCCTAAACAAGCGTGGGAAGCATTGGGTTTTTACGGGGGTGATGACGGTGTAAC